AGGCTAGTGCTGCAGTCCAAGCGAGCGAGCGTGAAGCTTTAGGCATATATACTTCATCACGGGTTTGGAACCAGACCCAGGTGGAGTATGCTGAGTCCTAGGTCTGCCCGGTCGTCGTGCGTGGGGTGTGTTCAAAGCCAAGTCCTATGACACATCCTGAGTTGGGCGTGCGTGTACGATTGGGTAAGTCTGCACAGCAAAGAAAATTTTATCAACTTTCAGGGTGGTCCCCTCCAGTTGATTTTGGTGTGCACAACGCCAGCATTGTTAATTTGTGTCGTGGCCTTCTTGAGCGGGTGTATTATGTCAAGAAGGATGGTGTGTTTTCCCCAGCACCTAAACCACGAAAAGGTATTTTCAAGGAAAGGCTAACTTACTTTAAGCAACAGCTTCAAAGTAAAATTGGTAAGGCCACCCCGATGAGAAGGGAGGATTTTCCTCTCTTGTACCAGGGTCGTCGTCGTACCATTTACCAAAAGGCTGTTGACTCACTTGTGCTTGAAGCTATTGTGAGATTAGACTCTGTATTGAAGACCTTTGTTAAAGCTGAGAAAATCAACTTTACTGCAAAGAAAGATCCTGTTCCTCGGGTTATTCAGCCGCGTAGCCCGCGTTACAATGTTGAAGTAGGGAGATATTTGAAACCCCTAGAACCAAAAATCTATAAGGCTGTTGCCTCAATTTTTCAAGAAACTACTATTTTTAAGGGCCTTAATGCTAGGGATTCTGGTAGGGTTTTGTTTAATAAGTGGAGGAAATACTCCAAGCCTGTCGCCATTGGGCTAGATGCAAGCAGATTTGACCAGCACGTTTCGGTTGACGCCCTTCATTGGGAGCACTCCGTATACTTGCAGGCTTTTGCACCTAACACCAATGAGTTATCCAAACTCCTTAGTTGGCAGGTGTCCAATAGGGGTAAGGGTTACTGTCGCGATGGTAAAGTCAAGTACAAAGTTGAAGGATGTCGTATGTCTGGTGACATGAACACTGCCACAGGTAATTGTTTGATTATGTGTGCTCTGGTTCATGCTTACTGTAAGCATCGTAATATACTGAATTATTCTTTAGCCAATAATGGTGACGATTGTGTTGTCATCATGGAATCAAGTGACCAACAAAATTTTATTGATGGCCTTGACTCCTGGTTTTTGGAAATGGGATTCAACATGAAGGTTGAAAAGCCCGTTTATGTATTTGAGCAAATTGAGTTTTGCCAAACACACCCAGTTCGTGTTGAAGATATGAACGGCCAGATTCAGTATGTTATGGTGCGTAATCTAGTCACCTCTCTTGCAAAAGACTGTATTAGTATTAAGCCTTTTGATAATGAACGATCCTTCAGGTCTCAAGTTACTGCAGTTGGGGATTGTGGTATGGCGCTGACTGGTGGTGTTCCAATATTCCAGAGCTTTTATCGTGGCCTGCTCCGTGCTGGAGGGGGTGTTCGTTATAGAAAGCATCAGGAAATGTGGAACGAATCAGGAAAGGAGATGCTACGTCTTGGAATGAGTAGGTGTTATGGCACTATCTCAGACAATACGCGTTTTTCCTTTTGGTTGGCATTTGGTGTACCACCCGACATGCAAATTGAGATGGAGAAGTACTATGATCAGCTTGGGTTGTGTTGGCTTGGACAGGTTCAGTGCAAGCCAAAATTTCTTCCAGCTTGGTTGTAGACCTCAGCAGGTCTTAAAACTGCTTTAATGATTTGGGTTTCCATCCTTAATATGACCAAAACGTTCTGGTTTAACCAGGTAAATACTTACGTGCTATTCAGAATGCCGAGAGACTGCACGGCTCAACCCATTTAATGGGGGATGGTGATGAACAGTCCGGTTTCATGTTTGCCGGATCCAATACAAAACATGGTTAAAAGAAACAATAAAAAGAAAACTAAAAAGAAAACTAAAATGGTTATTAGGCGTAGGCCATTTGCTTTGCAGCCTGGAACTTATGGTGGGCCGAGTGGTCAAACTGTTACGGTTCCTGCCGCCATGGGTGGGCAGCGTGGACGACGTAATATCTTCCCGTTGACCCGTGGTATGGGCGGCAATATGAGGGTCGCTAATTTTGAGCAGATTGTTGCTATCACTGGTTCAAATGGTAGCTTCTCTGCTGGTGGGCTT